TACAAGCATTTCAACCTCAAGTCTTTGCTGGGTTATCTTACGAGAAGTATTAGCTCCCAAAGCTTGCCTACGTAAATATTGAGTATATCTACCTTGAGGAGATCCAGTGTACCTAGTATAGTAATCATACATAAACTGATACCCAGATATCCTTTTGTAGTTTCTCATCTGTTGCCTATACTTAACCTTAAGTTTACAACTTACACACCTACGTGAATCTTCCCACTTAACATCATAAGCAGTAAGAGTAACGTTCTGATAACCAGCAGCTTCAAGTAATCTAACTACTCCAGACATAATAGTACCAGTACCTATCTCTTCACCAGATTGCTTAAATCTACCATCTGATTTAGTGAAGTAGATGGTACCATTACCATTTACTACAGGAGGTATTCTAGCATTACCTTTCATCAGAGTAGCTACATCTACATTCTGTACCTCATTTAAATCACTATGAGTATATTGAGAGTAAGTAGTGTTATCAAAGTATCTATGTAATACTTCTCTTACTGCTTCTGGACCTTGCTGAAAAGCTCTCTTTAATTCTTGCTCTACTTCTTGTCTATACCTAGAACTACGATCTCCCAAAGTCTTATCAAGGAAATTAGCTACCAAAGGTTTAAACTGTTCGTAAGATTGAGATTGATATATCTCATTTGATTTAGACCTTTGCTGATACCTTAGATCTGTACCAGAAGCTGAACGTTGATAGGATTCAAGATGAGCTTGAGTTTGTTGAGCTAAGTAGTTAACATAAGAATCATACCAAGAAGATAGATTATCCAAGCTCATATCATAGAGCTTGTTAATATCATTACCTAAAGAAGCTTTACCCTTTCTCCTAAGGCCTATATTAATATAAGATAGGAAATTAGATAAGTCAGCACTATTAGTCATTTCAACTCCACCACCTCTACGTTGAGTAGGGTACATAGTATTAGCCTTAGCCGTTAGGTAAGCCTGACGAGCTCTCCTGATAAGTACATCCTTAGCAGTTCTATCGGTCTCATCACTAGCAATCTCGGAAGCAGAGGTTTGTGAACTAGAGTGCATTCGTAGAGTTTTACTAAACTGATCTATTGACATAGTACCTCCACGAGGAACATTCTTAGTTCTATACTGAGTCTTAAAGCTTACTCTAAGTAATTCTCCATTCTCGGAACCATATACATAATCATAACTAGCTGGCTGATCCAAAGCTCTATTATGTATGTACAGTATTTCGTTTCTAACATCTATAAACCAAGGACCACCAGGGACTCCAGCTAAAGCTTTCTCTAACTGGTTAATAGGATTATTACCTATAAAGGTACCATCCATATTAATAGCAGCCCTAAGTTCTTCTGACATCTCCACAGGTTCTCCAGTAAACTTATTAGCAAAGATGATAGTACCTTTTCTCATTGGGTTATCTGATATACCACCTTGTATAGTTTCGAAAACCTGATGTGATATTAATTTTTGATCAATCATCGTTAGTATCAAATCTTTCTATTATAACAGGAATATCATCATCGCACCCGTTTTCTAGGTACTTATCTAGAGTTCTTTGTTCATCTCCATTAGGTTTCACAGGGAATTGTTTTCTTATTTCCTCTTTGATATCAAGGCATATTAATGAAGAATGAACTCCTGAATCATCGAAGTCTACATTATAATCCCTAATATATAATACAACAGGATCACAAGAGATAGAACTACCATCACTATAGATATAACCCCACTGTACCATAATTTTAGAGTTCTCTTTAAAAGCACTTTCTCCAACTACATCTGGGTCTCCACAATCAAATGTAATAGTACATTCATTGTTCTTTTTAGGATCAAACTTGTAAGAGAATTTACTTATATACGCTCCAAGAGGCACCCCTGAAATAGGGTGCCTAAATGGATTGCCTTGCCCATCGAATATTGCAAGGTAAGGAGTAGCTGTACCGTGTTGTAAGATGCTAGGCATCTCTGACATTTGCAACTTTGCCATATCAAGGAACGTTTAGAATTTGACCAGCATAGAACTCTTTTATATCAAACGGATTCTGTATATTGTTAGCCTCTGCTAGTACATACCACAAACCTGAATCACCATATAAAGCATGAGCTATACCCTGAAGGGTATCTCCCTCTTTTACAGTATATACTGAAGTAGTTATTATAGCTCCATCCAAACCTGTAGGTTCTACTGAATAACTACCATCAGGATAGTCTATGATTTTAGCACTATCATAAGGACTTGCTAAGACTCTGACTGCCATAATGAATTCTCATCTTGAACATTAGTTTGTTTTATATCATTTGGAGCAGTACTCAAATAACCCACTCCAGACAAACCTTCTAACTTACTTGGGTCATAGATAGAAGAATGTAATGGATTAGTACCACTTACCCTATTAAATACAAGCTCTTGAGTAGCTGCCATAGGATATAGTTTACCATCTACCCACTCAGGTTTCTCTAACCTACGGTCTATATAACCATCCCTAAAATTCTTTAGGATGTAGTTAGCAGAAGTAAGTATGAATAGAGCATTGGAGAATAGCCCAGAACCACCCCAATCTATTTGTAAGATAGGAGGACCAGCATAATAACCATCAGCCTTAGACCAAGCCTCCAGTAATCGGCATTTCTGAATAACTTCCCAAGGTCTTTCTGGATCATTACAGAACCAAGAAATTTGAAGTTGTATCTTATCTTCAGCTCCAGTAAAATGATACATAGGTATATTTCTACCAAAAGACTTAATAGTAGCCCAGGCAGTTTCACCTTGGAACTCAAGTTCAGGAGGTCTATTCTGAAGAGTTATATATTGATAACCATTATCAGTACTGTTCATATTGAAAATGATTATCTCATTTCTCCTATGATTACTTGCCTGCTGAGATATATCTTTCCTATCCTTAGAAGTTCTTGATACCTTGAAGGTCTTTGTATCTGGTTGATCTATAGGTAAATTTCCCTCATAGTGATCTCCTTCTTCTGTATCATTACTTGGTCTTGGGATCTTAAAGTTCCTATCCTGAACTCTCCTGTGTTCAGACTCATTTAATTTAGTAGTTGGTTGACCTCTATATAGATCTCCCTTTCCTCTTACTAACTTACCTTTGTTAGGTATATTCTTTTTACCAGTAGCAGCATCATCTCTAGATAATCCTAACATTCTACCAGTAGCAGGTCCACCCAACTGGTCAGCTAATATCTTAAGCCTCCAAACTTTATTAATATCTCCAGAAGTTAAGCCTCCGGTCTTCTCAACAAAGCTTTGAGACAAATCTGAAAATACTCCTGTTACAGTAGTACCTATAGCATTAACAGGATTCTTCCAGTTTGCACTTTGTAACCTAGATTTACCTTGCCTATCATATAGCTGTTCTCTAAGTTCATATGTATTTGATTTTAAAGAAGCCATTACTCAAAGATATTAAAATCGTTACCTCCCATACTAATGTTAGTATAATTACCTCCACCTTCTACAGTTACATCTACAGGTACTGGTTTAGCATTGCTAACACCATCCATAATACCTTCCTTACAAGCAGCCCGTAAAGCATTGATAAGAGCTTCGTCTTCAAGGTTCTTCAGCTCATTGGTACTTAGAGATTCCTCCAATAATTCAGTCTGTTTACGATTCTCCTCATTATTACTAGTAAGTAAATCTATCAAGAAAGGTATACCCATAGATAACCCTACACCCCAAGGTCCACCAAGGAAACCTATAATCCTAGAACCTAAACCTCTAGCAACAGCAGCACCACCTGCTGCACCTGCAGCGGCAGCCCCAGCAGCTCCAGCCATACTTGCTGCCCTACCTTGTAAAGCCATCCATTCAGCTTGGGTATATCTATTGATATGACCGTTAGCTCTCATGCGCTCATAACTAACCTTACCACCCTTACCAAACATGGTAACACCACTACCTAAAAAGATACCACCTTTTGGTATCTTACTCTGTATTGCCATATATTGGGCAGTTAAAGCCATCAAGGTACGCATATGACCTTCCATTATAGCTAATTGGACATTAGCAGCAGCAGGACCAGCTGACATCCTACCTCCAGCTGAAGACATTTGAGTAATATCTACAGTAGCTATTCTTATAGCACCTCTAATAGCAGTAAGTACTCTTAGAATTAATTGGAAAGCAGTTCCTATGGCTACAGCACGAATAGCTGCACCACCTAAACCAGTATTTCCTAACCAACCAACCATACTCATAATACTATTCAGATGGTGTAGGATAGGAGTAAAGAGCGGAGCAATCTGTTCACCTACGGTAGTTCTCAAGTTATCAAGCTCAGCCTTAAACATTGCTAACTGACCAGCAGGGCCTTCAGTCCATTCTCCATAAGCTTTACCAAGTTCGTTATTACCAGTGGCATCCTGCATCCTCTGCATAATCTCCTCGTACTTAGAAGCTCCGCCTGCAGCATCTTCAATCATCTGGACCATCGCAGCAATTTCACGAGTACCACGAACTCCAAATACATTATAGAAGAAACTATTCTTTGAGAAGGTATCTAAGTCTTTAGTAGCCTCATACATCTTATGATAGATATCATTCAATGAGATGAGGTGTCCCTCAGAATCCATAAGAGATTTAGCATCAATGCCTACAGCCTTAAGCATATCCGATCCCTTAGCTTTCTGTCCTGATGCAGATAACTGGATATAGCGCATCATATTTGCTAGAGCAGTACCAGCTGCGCTACCTTGTATACCATAGTTACCCATAGCACCAATACTAGCAGCGGTCTCTCTAAGACCATATCCAGCTCTTCGCATTTCAGAACCAGAATAGGTAATTGCTTGAGCTAAGTCCTGAAGGTTGGTGTTAGATGAAGTAGTTACTGCATAGAGTTCATTAGCAACATTATAGGCTTCCTGTTGATCCTCTAGATTTCTACCAAACATCATTGAGATGTTAGTGAACAGGTCAGCTACTCCACCTTTGCCACCAGCTTGCATACCAAATACACCAGAAAGTTGAGCTACTGGTTCAAGCATACGTTGGATTGCCTCATTTGTATTACCAGCCATAGCCATGAACCTAGCAGCAGAAGAAAGGTCTTTGTTGGTGAGGGGAGTAACAAGGTTAACCTCTCTCACCCTCTCCATCAAAGCTTGCTGTTCCTCTAAACCACCATTGGTCATTTTGGTTGCCCAGAATAGGTCATTCTGAACGTCAGCGAAATATGTGTAGGAGTCTATCAAGCCACCCATAACGGTTAAAGCTCCAGCAGTTGCTCCCCTAGACCAAACCATTTCAGTTAATCCTCTAGAAGCACCAGATGACTGATAGATTTCTTCCATCATGTCTCTGTAAGCTTTACCTATGTTATTAGCCTGATTAGTGAATTGGTCTTGGAGGATCATAGCAACTCCTACAGATACCATGGCCTGACCAGAATTCATACCTATCATGGTTTCTTATTCTTTATTTCTTTCAACTTCTTTTGATAATCTTCTGCCAACTGATAAAAAATCTTCCTGGACCTATACGGAAGTTTAAGGTATGTGAGATAGTCCAGGGTTATCTCAGACCTTGTAATGAATACAAACCTATACTCATTACCTACTCCGTCAGGTAGAAAAAAGTTGGTACTGTCAGTATGGAGATTTGAGTTTTACTGTGGGTTATAGGATCTTCTATATCGGTAGTACCCATGAATGAAGGGTCTGAAGCCAAGATTTCCTTTCTCATCTCAGCCATATCTCTAACTGAGAAGAGTTTGAAGTTCTGTACCTTTTCCCAGTTACCATCTACATTGAGACGAAGGTTACGGGCAATCAAATCCTTATTACGAGAAATGTTGTCCAAACCAAGCTTCATGAGATACTGCTCTGATTCAACAGTAGCCACATCCCACATAATCTCCTTACCTGAAGATAATGTGAACTTATGATCTGTGAGCTTAATCTTTCCTGGGTTATCCTTATCCTCCTCTAGAAGGTAATAAGGTACTGCATCAGGCTTAGCCTTGAGTTCTTCCTCAGTAGGTTTAACACCATAATCCTCAAAGATATAATCCTTAAGATTCTGAGTATAAGTAAACTCAGCCTGCTCCTTAGAGTTCTCAGGTCTAGGCCACTTATAATTAAACTCCAGTTCCTCACCAAGAGAGAAGATTCTAGAATTAATCAAAATTACTGCTCTGTCTAGTAATGGAAGTTTCATTACATCTTGCACTAGAAGTTTGCCTGAGGCAGTAAAATCGGTATGAGTTACTATCCCTGCAATAAACTCATTGATATTCATGAAGTTTTTAATGTTTACAGGATTAGAAAGTACTTCCTCATCCTCTCCATTCTGTTCACGAATTTCACAGGAATATCCTGAAGGCAACGTGAAGGCCATCTTCCTTAATTGAATTTCCATAATGTTTAACCTTTAAGTTGTGAATAAAAACAAAAATGGGGCCAGAACTAGGATCTCTCCCAGAACTAGCCCCTCCACCTAAACTAGAGTGTGTCTGTTAAATCTTATCGCAGGTACCTACCGAAAATTCGATATGCTCGATAGAATTCTCAGATGCAGTACGGTCAAATTCAATACCTTCAATCTTCTTTGGCCATACCTCATCTAGAAGCCAAGTGTTGAGTACTGATTTGCCATCTTCAGCCAGTTCGTTTACAATCATGGTTTCCCAATACTCTGAAGGAACAAGGCCTCCACCAGCAAGGTGATCCTGGCAAGCCATGAGCCAATCGTGAGCCCAGGTATCGGAGCCAGAAGTTGTAAGAAGCTTTTCTATTACCAAATCGCCAATCTTTACACGACCTGCAGTCTTCACATCCCTGTTGACATCTCCATGAGAAACCTCTTCGATTTCTATATCAGGAAGAGTTGCCTTCTGACAAAGGTAACTGTTAACTGGATGCTTGGCAAAAATGACAGAATAGAGAAAAGTCTTTCTAGGGTTTTTTACTTTTGCTGTTGCCATATCTCTTAGTTATTAAAGAATTACACTGTAGTGATAGAAGAAGACATAGTGTTAGAAGCCTTATCGTATACCAAGTTAACCTGAATATCCTGCATAGTAGCTACGTCCTTAACTTTGATGTTAAGCTTGTACTTACCGTTACGGGCATCTGCCTCGTTGTTTACTGTGAGCTCATCCCAAGATGTAGCATCCTGGTCACCATCCCAAGTATACTCGGTAATGGCATCGTCTGTTACCAGACCATCCATAATAGGCTTAGCCTCCAGATAGATACGCTTCCAAGAGTTCCACATGTTAGGCTCCTCAATGTATGACTCAAGAATAGGACGAATCTGCTTCTTGATATACAGAGCCAAACGAACTGCATGAATGTAGCGGAAGCTATCCTGACGAACCTGAGAAGTGAATGAGTGCCAGAGTACAGTTGCCAATCCAGCAGTACGAGTCTGCTTCAGGACAATCATATTTAGGCAATGTTCAGCCAGTTCATTGAGATCATCGTAACGAGAAGGAGAACCGAAGTTAGCAATAACTGGACCATTACCATCAGGAATAACTCCACGGTTCATACCAGCAAATGAACGGTAAGGTCCATAGTTAGACGCACAAGCATCTGCAAGGCCATGTACAGTACCCATTACATTTGAAGCAACCAGGTTACCATTCTCACTGTAGTACTTAATACCTGCAGTGAAGTAGCAAATCCACTTAGACTTACCAATAGCACCTTCGTACTGATTAGCCAGTGCAATAAGCTGAGCCTTAGTTGTAGCCTCCGTAACTGGAATCTCTACGAAGTACTGGAACTCTTCCATCTCATCAGCCATGTTACCAATATAAGCATGAACCTGAAGCTCATCAGCATTAGATAGGTGCTGATTCAGGTGAGAGCAAGATACTTCGTAAATCTCCTGCAAATCACGAATAGATTCTGCAGCATCTTCCCACTGTTGAGCTGTAGGAGTAGATCCAGGATTACCAATGATTACATAAGCTTCCATAGGATTACCAGCACCAACAGTAATACCAGAAGTAGCTATGGTTAGCATTGCTGAAGTAGCAGCATCCTTCTGATATAATGTTACAGTCAGAGGATCCGTTCCAGCCATGTTAAGACCATCAAGATGTTCCTTAAGCAGGTTCACCATGAAGTCTCCACCCTTTGTAAGAGAAGTAGGAACCCCCCAACCAGTAAGTACTGAAGAAGCAGACATCCAGTAAATATCCCAATAACGATTAGACTGAATGAAAGTATTCAGTGCACTTGCATCGAATGAGAGATAGTTTACCGTATCAGCCCCAACCGTGGTGGTTGTCTTATTGATATTCAGGAGCAGAGCCTTTTCAAATACGGTGTTACCTTCATAAGTAATAACAAAGATATTACCATTATCATCAGTCTGAACTTTTACCAAAGGATTCTTACCATTGAACTCTGCAGGATTATTCTTTGCCTTGAAAGCAAACTGAAGAACCTGTGCTGTACTTCCAATAGAACCGTCCTTCAAAGAGATATTAAAGATCGTATCTGCAGCCTGAAGATTGGCAGCGGTAGCAACGAAGTTTTCTGTAGCACCTGAACCAACTACTCGAATGATACGAAGTTTTGAACCACCCTTAAGTGCCTTCTCAATGTTAGAGGGGCTACCATCGGG